GTCTTCTTGCAACGATTGTGCAAGAGTAGCAGCAAATTCAACTTGCTTTCTTTGTTCGCTAAGTTCCTGTGTCTTACGGGTATAATCCGCTTGACGCTGGTACCCAGCTAGAGCCTCTTGTAACGGTACTTGTACCTCTTCGCCATCTACTTGTAGCTTAACGAACTTATCGTTATACTGTGTAAAGTCGAATAACTCTGGCTCTTCTATTACGCCTGCTTCACCTAATTCCTCGACTTGTCCATCTTCGATAATGGGGTCGATTACTTCAGTACTAGCACTAGCATCATTTATTACTTCATTACTCATTTTGGAGTCCATCCTTCTAGTTGGTTGTTCCTATATATATGTAAAGTTTTTTACATAAACCTTATTGTTGCGGCGCCTGACCTTGTAAGGCAGCCAATATTTCTGGTGGTAAACCTTCTAATTCAGGAGGTAATCCGCCTTGTTGTGGTGCTTGACCTTGTAAAGCAGCTAGTATTTCTGGTGGTAAACCTGCTAATTCAGGAGGTAATCCACCTTCTTGTGGTGGACCTTGCTGTGGAGGACCACCTTGTCCACCCTGTAAAGCAGCCATTAATTCTGGAGGTAATTCCTCCATGCCGCCTTGCTCTTCTTCCATTCCTGCCATATCATCTGGAGCCATACCTGGTGGCATACCTTCTGGTGGCATACCTTCCATACCCGGTGGCATGCCTTGCGGTGCTTGTTGTTCTGGGCTTTGTAAGAAAGCTGATGCATTCTTTACTCCGAATCCAGTACTTAAAACATACTCAGCCAACTTAGGTAGGTTGACAAGTCCTGCTTCGGCAAATGGTTGCATTGCTGAAACAATCTGCATAGCCATATCTCTACGGAAAGCTTCGTTACGTGGGGCTGTGGATCCAGCCTCAACTGTAAAATCAAACTCACCAGAAATATAATCTTTATCAAATGTCAACCATACAGGTGCATTCTCACTGCCTACTATTCTTACAGTTTGCTCACCAGTTAAATACTGTTGGGCTAGCATTATAAGATTAGAAGCACATGCAGCTATACAATTTTCAATTTGAATAAGTTTCTCAGATACTCTAGCATTACCAGCTTCAGCAATGATTGATGCTTCGCGGGCGGTACGAGTAGTCTCTGGAATAGAACCACGCTGATATTCAGATACACCTGACACACGGTCAATGTCTGCTTCAATTGATTCACTCATCTTATAGAATTCAGGTGGGTTAATATAAGCCGGCATTGCCGCAACTACGTTACTTAAGTTCTCATTGCCCTTAACTGGAACCAACACGTTGTCATCGTCTGATGCCAAAGCCTGACGTCCAACATCATCGAATGCTGATTCACTAAATAGATACTTACGGGAGAAGCGCTTTCTGTGGTTCATCATCTGTGTACGAGTTTCATTTAATTCGTACTGCAATGGCTCGATTGCTTCTAGTTCACCCATTGGATAAAAGAATCCAGGGATTTCATAGTTACGCAACATGATAAAAGGATGACCAAATACATATGGCATCTTTATTGGCTTAACTAAAAACTTGTCACCAGTCTCTGAAAATATACACATCTCACCAGTATCAACATTATAATATTCAAAGATGTTACACATAGCTTCTTGTGAATCATAGTTGAAATCAGAAGCATTGGTAGTTAGGTAATCTACTGACGATGAGTTAATAGATGGTCCTACATTTTGTCTTGCAGAATAATCATAACGTTCATCATTCTTAACATCTTTTAATGTGCGGCGACTTCTTTGTGCAATCCAACGTAGGTCATTCATATCTGTTGCATAAGGATCCACAAACATACTAAATGGGTCAACACGTTCTAGGAATGGACGGTCTTCTCTAATTATAAATGTTGATTCAACATCACCTGTTGGTGGGTTTTCCGTACTTGCAGCTTCATCAGCAGTGTCTTCAATATTATCAAGCTTTTCTTCTTCAACAAAACGATAACCAGTCTTAACCCAACCATGACCCATAATCAAATAATCTTTTGCTGCTCTTTGGAACTCTGGCTGACAACCGTAATGCTGCCACCAATAGTTAATGATTGATTCTGTTACAACAGCTTTATCACCATCTTCTGGTCTACGTGGATTAACATTAATCTTTGGACGACCAATAGCAATTGCAGGGGCTAGAGTATTGATAGTTGCAAATGCAATATTAACAAGCAATCTATCACCGGCTCCAGCACCACGATAATGTCTACCACGATACAAATTAATTAAACGTTGCCAAAGTTGAATATAGTTTTGATTTTGCAATATTCTTTGTGACAGGTCAATCTTCTGTCTGTACTGACTTAACTTATCTGAGTTACTTTGACGCGCCATATTAACAATCCCACTTCTTTAATGCCAACGCTTTACGTGTTGGTCTTCCCTTAGAATCTTTCATTGGTCCTGGATTTCCTTCCATCCTAGCGCAAAATGATTTTCTTCTTGCGGCATCTTTTGGTGACTTCGCAGCTTGCTTAGCAGTAACTGGTGGTTTTAAATTCATGCCTTGTGCTTTTGCAGATGCGCGGCCTTTAGCATTTAATCCACCCGTAGGACTCTTACCTTCTTTGCGTTGCCATGCAGCAGTCTTAGCCACGTTTCTTTTTCCTTGCAGCTTTCATATTATCAATTAGATTTGGGTAAGGACGTCCAGCTGCTTCTGCAGAAGCTTTTGCTGCTGCTTTCTTAGCTGATGATAACTTCTTTGGTGAACCTAAAGATTTAGGACGTGCCTTTTCCCATACTGGTTTACTTTTTTTTGCGGCCATTATTTTTTGTTCTGCTTTACTGGTACGTTGTTAGTAACTTTTTTCTTTTTCTTCTTAGGATACTTTTGCGTAGTGGTACTGTTCATAGCATCCATATCCCTCATCTGGATGTTAGGAACTGGCATTATTTAGCGCTTGCGTAGAGACCAAGTTCAACTGTAACAGTACCTATTACAGAAACAAAAGTTGATGGGTCTGCAAAATACACACCAAATTCTGCTAGACCAGCAATGCTACCTCTATAGTTTTTAGCAAATCCTGTTGGAGTTGCACCAACAACATTTGTTACCACAGCTGTTGATGAAGCATCTTCTGCGTCATTTAATGCCCATAATCCTGGTGAGTTTGCGTTATTTCCTGCACCACCCCAGAATGATATTGTTCCATCCCAACCTTCATCTGATGTAACAGTTACTACTATTGTGTCATAACCAGCAACATTGCTTGGGAACCAGTCAGCTGGATAGTTGTATGGGCCAGGCCCAGCATATGTGTAAGTCTTTTCAATTTGTAAAAACATTATTTACCTTTTGCTTTCTTGTTGGAGTTCTTCATTATTATTCTGGTCTATTTTCCATTGAACCTGAGCCACCTGATTGAGGACCTGATTTCTTCTGGAATTTATTCTTCTTGTCCCAAGTTGCACGTGCCTTTACTCTTGCAGCTTTTTCTTTTGCACTGCGTGGCTTACCTGCAGGTGTTGGCTTAATGCCAAGTCTGTCTAGTTGCTTTTGTACATATGCACGACGTGCTGCTTCTCTTGGAGCTTGCTTAAGTTTTACATATGGCTTAGCAGCTTTAGCTGTAGCTTTTACAACAACAACTGGCGCACTAACTTTATCATACTTTGCATCAGTTACCATACGAGCAGTATTAGCTTTTTTATCTTTTGCTTTTGCTTGTGCAGTCATATCTGCTTGTTCTGCTTTAGGAATTGGTTTAGAAGAAGATGGCTTATTGAAACCTTCTGGTTTACCAACAGCAGGTATTCCACCCTTAGCAAAAAAGTTTACAACACTTTTTCCAATATTACCAACTGCTGCACGATTAGCAGCTGCGGAACCCGGTGTTGGTTTAGTTGATTTTTCCGCTGACTTATATGCTTCTGCCATTGTTGGTTTAGCTGCTGGCTTTTGCCCTGGTGGATATTTTTTATCTTTTTGACTGGCCATGATTATTGCTCCTTATTTGATTTTCTTGTTGGTTTTTTTAAATGCCAATTGATATGGCCATCTAACTTGTCATCTACTTTATCTACCTTACTAGCAACCATTTTTAATAGTTCTCTAGCTTCAGCATGTTGAGTAGTATTTTCTTTTCTAAGGCTTTGAACTACAACAACTAGTGGTCCACCAATAACAGCAACCACTAGCGGCACTAGCCATTCCATTAGATTAGTTCTTTTCTTGCGGGAATCTTTTCAATCTCGCCGGCTTTAAATCTTGGGGAATCTTCCATAGCTCTTTGCTGTTCTCTTTCAGTTGGTCCATGAAAAGCTTCTTGCCCATAAGTAAAACCTAATCGAACATCTTTAACATGACACTTGAAGCAAAGCTGCCTCTTCAGGTCATTTTCTGAGTCAATCGGTCTTTCGCAGGTTGAACACTTCATATATCTCCTATTATACTATAAAATTTTTTACATGTCTAGTAATTATTAAATTCACCGATCCAATGGCGTTCACGAGTCTTCTCTTTCTTAATAACACTCTTAGCAAAATAAGCTAAGGTCCCAAATGCAGGGTCAGTTTTAGGGGTGTACTCTGGTAGCCAAACATACTTAAGCATCTGGTTAGCAATGGCTAGGGACATCACGCGGTCGTCATGAGGGGAACCGTGTGTAGCTCCATTGTCATCACGGACAAAGGTCTTAAGTTCAGCAATCGTATATTCACACTTTAAATCTAAAGCACCGTCTCTTAGGTTAGCATTGAGTTCGTCTATGGCTAGAGGCTTTGACAAGGTTGTTGTGCGCCAACCCAGTTTTTCTCCCGGTTCTGAATGTCGTGTATTTAATTGACGTTGTCTATAAAGATTAATATAATTAGCTTTATGTAAAGATGTTAAAGTTGTTAAACCGTGGTTATTAGATTCAACACCTATTAAAGCTTCATTATAAAAGAAGCCTAATGCATATAATATATCTTCTCCAAATTTGTCTGGATCCACATGCCCGTGCCAGTGAGCAACAATCTGTCCGGACTTAGCATCAATCACATGAGCAGCAGAATAGTCACCTCTAGCTAAACCTTCAGCAACGTCAGCTCCAATAACATACCTAGCACTTGCTTGCGGCAATTGCCATATAGACAAAGGGCCACCAGAAGATTCAAACATGTAGGAGTTCCTAATATCTGAAAGCTTTTTATTAAAACCTTTTTTAGGAACTTCAGTTATAAATTTCATTAAAGCATCAATGTCAAAGACTGGACGCCCCGAACGAATAAAGGCTTCTTCGGGATTTGACGGGTACTCTTGATGTAATTGCCATGGTGGTAGTTCTGCTTTTTGCGCGTCATACCAGGCTTGGTCTCTGTCTGATGCTGACCATGGAAAGAAGATTCCACGGAAACGATTAGTCCCAGTTTGAGAACCATGCCACAAATTAAAGAATATATTACCTTCACCCTTGGCAGTAGACAGACAGATTACTCGACCACCTACGTCAGCAATAGGCTCTATTGATGCCCAGGCTTCTTCAGGGTTAGGCAAGAACGCCATCTCATCGATTATAGCCAAGTATACGGATTCACCACGAGCAGGCTCATTAGCAGATGGCATTGATTCAATTACAGAATCATTACCAAACGACATCTTAAGAACGTTATTTTGTAATAGTTCGGGACCAGATAATCTTATAAAGTCTGGCAAGAACTTGTAGATATATTTAGCTTTAGATAAAAGTTTTGCAGCTTCACGTTCAGTCTTTGAAAGCATGACCACAAATCTGTCTGGCCAAAAGAAAGTAATCCAGAAAGAATAAGCTGCTGCCAGTGTGGAGAATCCGATCTGACGTGCTTTAAGTACTATGGTATATCTATCACTTAACCATACTTTAACAGTTTCTTTTTGCGCGTCCCTTAAAACAAGAGGGATACGTCCTTTGTTAGGATGTTTAATAGATGCATAGTTTTCACAGAAGAAAGCAAATGCTTCTGCTAGTTCTGCTGGTGTTGCGTTCTCTGGACCACGGCACTTACGAAAGTTATATTCGTTTAAGAGTTCATCTAAGTTCACGCCAAAATTCCAATCCTGAATATTTCTTTATTGTTTCTGGCAGGAGCACGTCTTCTGGTCTTCTAGACACTTTTTGCATTTGTGGTCGAATCGTGTGTAGATTCTTAATGCCTGTAAGACTGTCTTCAGAGATGCCTGAGCGGTCTTCAATGTTATTAAATTTATGATTGTATTTCTCAATTTCCAAGAATGCATATATTTTATTAATCTCCTGCTCTGGGTAAGTTATTAAATCATCATAGTCTACAAAATGGAATATGTAACGATACTCTGGAATTAAAGCATGCTTCATAAAATTTAAACTTAAAGCTATATCTTTATCATTGCGCATTAAGAAGTCTGCTCTTCTGTCTGCTAATGGTAAATTGCCAAAAGTTTGAACTAACACTTGTTCATCCATTTGATTATTTTTAGAATCAGGATGAGCATTAATAATTGTATCAAACGAAACTATAACATCTAAAACATTTCTTACTGGACATATTATTTTAATATCTTTTGTTATATATCTATTAATTAATTCTACACCTAGCGGGTTTGGCCAATTAAGATTTTTATCAATAATGTACTTAGCTGACTTGTCTTGGTAAAACGCGTGTGGAATGGTTGCAATCGTGTCATCTATTGCAACGCCTCTATTATAATCTAAATTCTCTAATTCATTGTGACTTTGTGTTTGCGTAAGCATCATTCTAAATAATGGACTTGCCGGCGAAACCCACACATCTGGATTTTGATTTAATATTGCACTAAGTATTGTTGCGCCAGAACGTTGCATCCCAGCCATAAAAAAGAATTGCTTCATTTGTTTCCCTCGTAATTGCTTACTTAATTAGTAATGCCAGATTCTAATTCTACCACTCTTTGTGTCAAAGTTTCTACTAGTTCTGACAACTGTTGTACTGCTTTAATTAAAATTGGATATGTCTTGAAAGGATCTGCTTCCCATGCATCTGGATTATCTTTATGAACCAATCTAGTGTGGTCTGAATAACCAAACGTTTCTTGTAGTGTATCCAAATCTTGAGCAATAAAACCAAAGTCTTTTCTTCCAATAAACACTGTATTAATAACTTCATTACCATCTTCGTCTAAGGTTGGTCGACGATTCCAATCAAACATAACTGGACGCATTGCTTTAATGTAGTCTAATCCTACTGGAATATTTTCTATATTAGCTTTATCTCTAACGTCAGATAATGCTGAAATGGTTTGGTCGTTGCAACGTAGGTTAGTGACTGCATTATTACCAAGAACAAACTCATTGCTTACAGTTGCTGTAGATGGTACTGCATAATAGCCAAGACACGTTACGTTACTGCCTGTTGTATTACCTCTACCAGCATTTGAACCAAGAGAAGTATTTTGTATTCCTGTAGTTGTGTTATATAATGCTAATCTACCAACTGCACAGTTATCAACTCCATTGCTAGAGGGTAATGCATAATAACCAACTGCAGTATTGTCTACTCCTGTTACGTTTGACCTTAACGAATACTCTCCAATTGCAGTGTTAGAATCACCAATAGTATTTGAATACATGGAAGCATAACCTACTGCTACGTTATGAGAACCAGTTGTATTAGACTTCAGCGCCCAATAACCGATTGCAGTAATTCCAGTTGAAGTATTTAATTCTGCGGCTAAGTTACCAATAGCAACAACGTCAGTTGCTGTTGTGGCTGTCGTTAAAGCATTATATCCTATTGCAACGTTATTTGAACCAGTTGTAATGGCTTTTCCAGCATAGTAACCAATAGCTACGTTAGAGCTACCTGTAGTTGCAGCATATAATGCTTTTGCGCCAATGGCAACGTTTGGTGGATTACCAGTTGCATTAAAAGTATATAAAGCATTATCTCCAATGGCTACTTGTTTAGAACCAATACTATTCGTGTATAAAGCATTGATTCCAACTGCTATGTTGTTTGTACCAGTTGTATTAGAATATAAAGCATTGCTACCAATTGCTACGTTATAGGCACCACTTGTTAACTTACCTAGTGTGTAGTAGCCAATTGCAATGTTTTGGTCACCAGTAATTTTTCCAACTCCTGGATATGCTCCATTAAACATAGAGCGTGCACCAATTGCTATGTTAATCTGACCAGTGTGTAAACTTATTGCAGCATATGAGCCAATCATTGTGTTATCGCTACCAGTTGTATTATAGTATCCTGCGTTTTCGCCAATAGCAGTGTTTCTATCACCGTTAGTTAAACCTAATGAATAGTGACCAATGGCCATGTTGCGGGCACCAGTTGTTACACCACCAGCATAGAAATCGCTACCACCAAGTGAACGGAAACCTAATGCAACGTTTCTTCCACCAGTTGTAACTTTGCGCAAAGCATCAGTTCCAATTGCAAGGTTTTGACCACCAGTTGTAATAACTTCCATTGTGTTTGCGCCAATAGCAATATTGGAACCAGAACCAGAAGCTGTTGGTGGCACAGCATTGTTTAATGCTTCAAAACCAGCGGCCATGTTATAACCAGTTGCACCCGAATAATAAATGTAACCAGTTACCTGATAAACTGTCCAGCCTATTCCAGTTGGTCCAGTAGGTCCAGTTCCACCTGATCCTGTTGGTCCAGTTGGTCCTGTACTACCTGCGCCGGTTGGTCCTGTAGCACCCGTAGCACCCGTAGGACCCGTTGCACCATTTAAGCCTGTAGCTCCAGTAGCGCCTGTTTCTCCTGTAGCACCGGTCGGGCCTGTCACTGTAGAAGCTGCGCCTGTCGCTCCTGTTGTGCCGGTGGCACCGGTTGGGCCTGTTGCACCCGTAGGTCCTGTTTCTCCTGTAGGACCTGTAAAGCCAGTCGGTCCTGTAAAGCCTGTCGGTCCTGTAAAGCCAGTCGGTCCGGTAACTGTCGAAGCAGCTCCTGTGGATCCAGTAGCGCCTGTCGGTCCAGTCGGTCCTGTAAAGCCAGTCGGTCCGGTAACTGTCGAAGCAGCTCCTGTGGATCCAGTAGCGCCTGTCGGTCCAGTCGGTCCTGTGAAGCCTGTCGGTCCGGTTACGGTTGAAGCTGCACCTGTGGCGCCTGTTGCTCCAGTTGGGCCAGTAACCGTAGACGCAGCGCCTGTAGCACCAGTAGCGCCTGTAGCGCCTGTAGCGCCTGTAGGTCCTGTCACGGTTTGAGCTTCTAGCTGCCATGCACCAGGGCCACCTGCACCTACGGAACTAAAAATCCACGTATGGTCGCCATCAGTAAATACTTGACCATCAGTTGGTGATGTCGGAAAATTTATTGCTGCCATTTGTTTTACCCCAATCCAAGATAATGTTTGTTCGTCTTATTGGCCATGTTATGCTAACGTCAAACTGCCGCTTGCATTGAATGTCCAAATTGTATAACTTCCAGAAGTGCTTGACGTGCCAATTGTTGCGGTGACACTAATTCCTGTTGCATCTGCTGTTAAGTATCTTATAATAACGACACCTGAACCACCGTTAGCGCCAATACCAGAACTACCTGAGAATCCACCAGCTCTATATCCACCGCCACCACCACCGCCAGTATTTGCTGAACCAGCTGTTGCAACACCAGTACCACCGCTTGGTGCTGCTGCACCACCGCCTGCTGTGGCATTACCGTTTCCACCAGAGGTCCAGAAAGCACCACCGCCACCGCCACCTCTAGAAACAGCAGAACCAGTGATTGAAGAACTCACTCCAGCACCACCGTCACCGTCTTGTGCACTTGCTGCAGTTGTGCCATTTTTACCTACACCACCTGCACCGCCACCACCGCCACCTGAACCGGAAGAGCCACCAGCGCCACCGCCGTTGCCTCCGGCATAACCTTGGTTGGCTGTTCCAGCTGCGCCTGTGTTGGTTGTCCCATATCCACCACCACCACCTGAACCACCTACTGTTGGTGCATATGCTGTAACTGAATTAGAACCACCTCTACCACCACCAGTTGAAGTTATAGTTGTTATTCCAGAGCCAGAAATTGAAGAATTACCTCCAGCAGTTGCTGGAGTCGAAGCATCTATTCCACCGTTACCACCTGCACCTACGGTAACCGTGTATGTTGCGTTTATCAAATTTATACTTGATTCTGCTGATGCACCTCCGCCAGAACTTTCACCAGAAACTGAACATCTATATCCACCTGCACCTCCGCCTGCTGCTTCCCATCCTTGCGAATAAGAACAGCCTCCACCGCCTCCGCCTGCAATCACCAAATACTCTACATTTAGACTGAGGGTAGATGATATTTGTGATGCTTGATAACCAAGAGTAATATTAGGCATTATGCTGAGGTATCTCCCACAAGTATATATGTGTCAGTTGCAGTGCACACTATAGAAGCACCAGAATATTGTGCTCTAAGTTTTAAACCTGGTGTTCCGTTTACGGTTGCTGGACTTGACGCGGCAACAGTCACTTGTCCTGCATCCATTTGCAACAAATCTATTCTTTGACCAACCGACAAATCAAGTGAACCATCAACAGTTATTGTTTTTGCGGTTGCAGATGTAACCGTTATTAGTTTACCTGCATCGGCTGTTAGTAGAGTGTAGTTAGCTGTTTTATTCTCAACAGTTTGTGCAAGAGCAAAAGAACCCGTTGGTCCAGTAGCGCCTGTTGGACCAGCAGCACCTGTGGCACCAACATTAGCATTACCAAACTCAACCCATTGTGAACTTGTTCCGTCATCATAATAAATATACGTGCGGCCATCATTATTGTTATACCAAACTTCGCCAACAATTGGTGGTGCTGGAGCAGTAGGGCCAGTGATTTGGAATTGTCCATCATCACCCGTAGGGCCAGTCGGTCCAGTAGATCCAGTCGGACCAGTTACAGTACTAGCAGCTCCCGTAGCACCCGTAGGACCCGTTGGACCTTGTGCACCTGTTGGGCCAGTGACCGTTGACGCTGCGCCTGTTTGACCTGTTGGCCCAGTAGGACCAGTAACGGTTGATGCAGCCCCAGTTGGTCCTGTCGGACCAGTCACGGTGGATGCAGCACCTGTCTGACCTGTTGGACCTGCGGATCCAGTAGCTCCTGTAGCTCCTGTAGCGCCAGTTGCTCCTTGGGGTCCTGTAGGTCCTGTTGCGCCAACATTAATCAAAACCAAGATTACTGAATGGTTGTTTGCAAATCCTGGTGTTGTTCCAGTTCCACCGCTCGTAAGCAATGAAACCGCTACTTCAACATATCCTGTTTGTGGAACAGCGTTAGAAGTTACATTGAATTTTTGGTAGTTGTTTGAATCGTTTGCATCTTGGATGTAAAGAACATCGTTAGTCTTGATAAGAGCAAGGAAGATGTCAATGTCATAACCATCTTTGTCAATGTGTGAAATTTGTAATTGTGTTGCAGAAGTTTGCGTTGCGTTGTTATAAGAAATATAAGTATTGCCTGGGTCACCAGAAGTTGAACCAGTATTAATCTTGTAATCATAGAACGATGAAGATTGACCTTGAGCTCCTGTGGCTCCAGTAGGTCCTGTCACCGTAGATGCTGCTCCAGTTGCTCCAGTAGCGCCTGTTGCCCCAGTGGCTCCTGTGGCTCCTGTGGAACCAGTGGCTCCAGTTGGGCCAGTGACCGTAGATGCAGCACCGGTAGCTCCTGTAGGTCCTGTGGCTCCTGTGGCTGCTGCTGTTCCTTGAGGACCAGTAGAACCAGTAGGGCCTGTGAAACCAGTAGGTCCCGTAAATCCAGTTGGACCTGTAGCTCCAGTAATGCCTTGTGAACCCGTAGGTCCGGTTACTGTACTAGCAGCACCTGTTGCGCCTGTTGCGCCCGTGGCTCCTGTAGCTCCTGTTAAACCTGTAGCTCCTGTCGGTCCTGTAACTGTGGAAGCAGCTCCTGTTGCACCAGCAGCTCCTGTAGCACCTGTAGGACCTGTTATTGTTGATGCAGAACCAGTAGCTCCTGTGGATCCAGTTGGACCAGTGTTTCCAGTGGCACCAGTTGAACCTGCTACACCTGTTGGACCAGTTGAACCTGTTGCACCTTGATTACCTTGTGGACCAGTATAACCTGTGGGTCCTGTTGGACCAGTAATGCCTTGTGCGCCAGTAGGTCCAGTACCACCAGGACCAGTAGCTCCAGTAGGTCCAGTAGCACCCGTAGAAGATGCAGAACCTGCTGGACCAGTATAACCTGTTGGTCCTGTTGGACCTGTAGCACCTACGCTACCAGTAGCACCCGTTGGACCCGTATTAACCCATGGTAGATTATTCCAGTTAGTAGTACCATCACCAATTTTAAATCCTGGACCAGGAGCTGTTGCTGTTGCAGGACCTGTTGCAGGAATGGTTTGTGGTGGGCCTGCATCAATGCACACGCCCATTTCGCCGGCCATCAAAATTGGGTTGTAGTTGTACCAGTTAGCCTGGGTATCTCTACGCATTTGAACTAATACAGCCATTTAAAATCCTCTTCTTTTTATAATATCTCTTCTTTGGTCAAGTACATATTCTGCTGGTGATGTTCCAGCTGCACCTTGACTTGCGTCAAAGGTTCCTACGGCTACTACACAAGAACCAGTAGCTGCCGCTGAGCTAACATTACTTGCTACTTTAGAATAAGTAAATGTTGTTGTGGTTGGTACTGTTGCTATTCTATACGTTCCATCAAACGTAGTGTCAATATTAGAAACATAAACGCTTTGTCCTACGGCGAATCCATGGGCAACTGGCGTTGTTAATGTGGCAATATTTGATGTCAATGCTTTATTAGAAACTGTAACTCCTGCTGCCAGTGGTGTGGCATCTGGTGCAATGAGATAGTGGAATTGAATTGATAAAGCCGCGCCGCCATCAACAATTGTTTCATCTTGGTGGTCAACGAGCAATTGGTCCTGCTGATTCTGCAACTCTCTTTTTAAAGTTGTCATCATGCGCGATATAGTAACGTTACTACGTCCTTGCAGAACGTCATTACCCGGCGCAGTCCAAACGGCTCTGATAACAATCACCCAACCTTTTCAATTGACATGGTAGGAAGCACACTTACTTTCTTAGTTTGATTCTGAGTTATTTCTAATATAGCTGCTTGCAATTCGGCATCACTTAATTCTTTAATTGAAGTTTCAGTTTTAATATTAAGAGTCTGCGACTGCTGAATATAACCAGTTGCCTTTAAATAAAGTTCGGCACTTTTGGTGTCACCAGAGATTCCTTTAATGTAAATTGCATCAAGTAACTTCTGAGTTCTTTCAGGGCTTTGGGACATTCCTTCGACGCCAAGTTTCCAACGCTCTATAAACTGTTTTTTCTTTTCCCAAGTTCCTAATGTATTAAAATGTACACCATGTTCTTCGGACCAAGCCTTCTTCGTGCTAGGCATTCTAGAGTCTTCAGGGGTCAGCAGCCAGGCAAGATATGCTTCTTGTTCTTGTGAAAGGAATAAGTTTTCTGTTCTGGCCATTAGGCATTATCCTTCTGATTAAATGTGTCCTACATAGTATATAAAATATTTTACATAGATTTGGTGATATATCACAAGTATATCAGATAATACTGTGTTTTGTCTTGACAAGGCATTACTATGACTGCTATAATGAACTTCTTACTTCTAGGAACTGCAGAAGAAAGAAGAGAAGTTATAATAACTTCTTCTACTTCTTAAGCTTCTTGAGCAGTAAGAAGTTAACTTCAAACGGATAATACTATCACAAAATAAGGAGAAAGCCAAAATGGCCGCAGAAACAATTAAATTCAGATTAGGTAAGAACCCATTAATTAAAGAGAAGATTATAATATTAGAAGAAACAGATGGAAGAAAAGCAGTCATCTTCCCGCAATACAGAATTAAAGAAGACATACAGCATGCTGAGGTTGCCAAAGAAGGAGAACTGTTAGACCTTACCGGCAAGTGGGGTGTAGACAAGAAGTCAGGCGCACCGCAATTTTTTGTAGATTCAGCATACAATGCCGCATATACAGCACCTTACGTATTTGAAAATAAACCTAAGACTAAAGTATATAAGGCAGATGAAGTGGATCCAGTTAACGACTTCATTATCGGTGGCCTTTCCACAGGTGGTAAGCCTATAGTAGCTTCAGACCCTAAAGAAGATAAGAAGCAATATTATACTGACGGCGACTGGTACTGGTATCAAGGCAACGCCCACAAAACACCTACGAGTTTTTAATTTTTTTTATTTTATGAGAACTATACCATTAAATATAAGAATAGAAAACGCCGTAAAGAAAACGGACAGTAACTGCTGGCTTCTCAAACCCCACAAGGGCTGTAATGGGTATGCCAAGTTAGAAATACGAGGAGTGTACAAACGAGCACACAGAGTGGCCTACGAAACATATGTCGGATCCATCCCTGAAAAGATGATGGTCTTACACCATTGCGATATTAGGAACTGTGTTAACCCTGAACATCTATGGATTGGTACTGCCAAGCAGAACACTGATGATATGATTAAAAAAGGTAGGTCACGATTTGTAGGTAGACCTAAGAAGCTACAGGATTTTGAAATAGACAAAATCTCTGATACAATAGAAGCCTCTTAGGAAAGCCCTGAGAGACCTTAGGAGCAATCCTAAGGTACATAATCAGTGATGATGAACTAAATAGTAACGAACTACTTCTATGGGATTAGAGCAGTTCTCTCGAAGGAAAGGGCCAGGGATTAACTTCTCTGGTCTTTTTCTTATTATACCCTGAATGATATTTGGCATTGATAATAATAAACATAGGGCAGTACTTAATGAAAAAGGGGTGGGGGGGTACCGGGAAAAGAAGGCGGCGGG